CCAAAATATAAAGCAGTATTATTTGTATTAGCAGATATAAGAGAAATCCCTACATTGTTTCCTGCTACATCTTCAATTACAAGATTATCATAATGAACACTTGGTGTTGTTGTAGAAGTTCCTATAAGTACATTTCCTGCAAAAGTTGTGTTATCATTATCAGCTATAGCTAAAGGAACACTTGCTGTTCCATTATTATAAACTCTAAAAACACCATCATTTGCTGTAACACCTTGACCAATACTATATCCATCTGTTCCACCAGATTTACCAAAAAATATATTTGCATTATATCCTGCTGTTCCATCATTTAAAATCTGAACACCACCACCAGCTTGTGTAAATGTTCCACCTTGAGCTGTTATATCTCCTGCAAAAGTTGCGTTTCCAGTATTCGTTTCAAATATAAGAGCATTGACACCTGCTGTATCTTCACGCAAAAATAAGTCTCCTTGATTTCCACTAATTTGGTCTCCACGATTAGTCGTCCATCTCCATTCTGTATCTGAACTTGTTAAAGCTAAATAAACATTATTTCCATTTGCTCCTGAAGATTGAATATTTAAAGTAGCTGTTGAAGCAGTTGATATTGTATTTACTCCTGCACCTGATATTGTAATAGCTGACCCACTATCTGTTATTATTGAATCTCCAATAGTATCGCTATCTGTCCATTTTGTAATCGTTCCACCTGTTCCACTTCCATCTACAGCACCTGCACCGATAGCAGTTTCAATAACATTACCACTAGAATCAACGGATAATTTATAAGCTGAAGTACCAGTAAATGTTCCACTACCATAAGCATTTAATTGTAAAGCACCATTATCTCTAGCTATTGTTAATCTATCTGTTAATGAACCACCTCCTGTTGCAATTTTAAAATCGTTTTCACTTGCGTCATAATAAACATACGCTCCATTTTGAGTAGGAGTAGCATCTGCTCCTTCCGACATATAAATACCACTATCAGCAGCATTAGCATCAGAATTTAATATAATATTAGCACCACTAGAATCTAAAATATGAAGGTTCTCATCAGGAGTTGCAGTTCCAATACCTAGACTTCTATCAAATTGCATATAACCTACTCCTTCATTATCTGAAAATCTTAAATTTGCACCACTTCCATATATATCCCATTTACCTGTTCCACTACCACCATACATTCTAACATAGTCTCCACTTGAAGAACTTTCTGCTGTAATAATTCCAGTTGATGTTGTCGTTCCTGTAATAGTAATTGCTGAACCACTTTCTGTTATTATTGAATTTCCAATAGTATCGCTATCTGTCCATTTAGTTATTGTACCTCCAGTACCTGACCCATCAACTGCTCCGCCACCAATAGGAATTTCAACTATTGCACCAGTTGAAGTAACTCCTAATCTTTGCGTGACTGTTCCAGTAATTGAACCGCTACCATATTGATGCATACGCAATCCACTAGCTTGTGAAAAAGTAAATTGTGTAGAACCTCCCAACCCTAATTGTATATTATCAGAAGATGTTGTACCCATCAAATAAACATCACTACTGTTCCATTGAATTTTCTTGTCATTATTAATGGTTATTGCAGATGTATCTAATGCAAAATATGTTGTTCCACCTATCGTTGCCTTGATAGCATTTGTAGTATAATAAAGTCCTGTGTCTGTGTCGCTTGAAAAAGTTAGTGAAGGAACAGTTGTGCTTCCATCTGATAGTCCAATTTGTGTTGTAGATAATTTGATGCTAGAATCCGTACCGCCTCCATCTTCTATTAATCGTAATGTAGAATTTAAAATTGCATTATCGTTAGTTTTTAGTAAACCTAAATAACTTGAACTAATCGTATTTCCAGTTAATGCTCCCATTGAATAATTTTTATTTACAAATATACTATTTTTTCAATTTCATAAAATGCTTAGTGTGATGCTCTCTATGACAGTTAGCACAAAGTATCTCACAATGAATAATAATCTCATAAATTATATTCTCTACCCTTCCATCAATAAAGTTTTTTTTGCTTAAATTTCTTAACTCCCTTGCAATCAATAATGATTTATTTCTTTTATGATGAAAATCTAAAGCACTAAAATTTTTATTATATCCACATGTAACACATTCTATCTCTATATGTTTAGATAATTTATAAATAAATTGTTGTTTCCAATACCTATGATTTTTATCTCTTTGTTTATTGCGACAATTTTTACAATGTATTTCATGCTTCTTATTTATTCTTTTATAGAATTTTGATATGTGTTTTATTTCTTTACAAGTTTCACATCTTTGTTCATCTGCCTTGACCACGATATTTTTTTTTATAATATTTTCCTTCTTTGTGGTTTGTGTTTTTATTTTTTGAATGAACTCCTTTTTTTTTCTTTTTAGGTTTTTCTATATACGCAAAAATAATATTTCTTCTAGCCATTATTTGAAATAGATTTGGTCTTTTCAATAGAACGACCAACAAAGTAAGCTGAATAAACTACCATTAAAAGTGTCTGATAAATTGGCTTATATGCTTCGTTAATTGTGAACTCTCCTATATTGCCATCAAAGAAACTCATAATAACAAAAACAAAGGTTAAAAAAATTAAGGTTAATGGTCTGATATTTTTACTTAACCATGAATCAGATTTCATATCATTTTCCCATCTTGAAGTCACTTGACTTTGTGCTGATTGTTCTGCTTGTATAAGAATGTTTGTTAATTCTTGTTTAGCTTTTACCTTTTCCTCTTTGGTCATAACGAATTTATCCACTACACCAACCACTTGTTTTAAAGCACCACCAAATATTTTACTAAATAAATTCATTTTTCTTTTTTAATAGAATAAATTAGAGCTAGTAAAATAAGTCCAATACAACTTATTATTATCATACCCTCTACTGTAGTAGTCATTTTGCTTTTATTTAATTGTTTATATACAATCTAAAAGACTTTCTTTTATTTATAGTATAAAACCATATTCTAAAAAAAGAATGCCTTAGAACGCTTTAAATTTAATTACCACATATACAAAAAGTGCAATTACATTTTTTCATTTTTTCTTATTTTTTTTATGGAATGCTAAAAAACATAATACTAACAGCACTCCACCTAGCATTAGTATATACACCTGTTCGATTAATGTCATTTATTATAACTCATCTATTAATCCAATTTCTTGTTCATTACCTAATAATTTTTCTTCTAATCTAAGGTAGATTTCTATTCTTCGTACTCCCTCCCAGTCTTTAAGCCCTTCACTCATATCCATTACTGTATTTATTCTGCTGATAGTCTGCCCTACCTTTATTTGTTTTTTTAAAGTTTCCTCATCAACTGAAACTTGTCTTATATTTTCAGCATTTAATGGTTTCATTTTTTATATACTTTGTCTTCTAAGCTTTCTAATCTTTTTTCTGTTGCAGCTTCAAATTTTTCTAACTCTTTTATTATAAAATCCATCTTCTGATTTAATATCTTCGTATCATCTTGGTCTAATATTAATTCAGGTAATGTTTTAGCAACTTCAATATCTGCTTGGAGTTTAGAATACCCCATCGTTAAAGAAATAATAATACCACCTACAATAGCAAGAGTTTTAAAATTAATTTTTATATCTCCCTTACCATCATTATCAATGTCCACTTCGACTTGTTTGTTTAACATTTTTTCCATAATTAATTACTTATTGTTTCAAAATTAATAATTTTAATCAATAGTTTTTTTTGTTTTTCTAAAATAGTTGCAATTTTTGGATATATTCTTTTATAACAATTTGTGGATTGTCCTAAAAATCCATCTTTTGTAATATTTTGTGATATAGAATCTCCGCATAATAAACAACCATGTGTATCAAGAGCAGTATTCCCAATATGAAAAAGGATATACTCAAAATCAGGAACATCAGTAATGTGTAACATACCTCTGTGAAAACTTGGAAACCTCTTTGTATATTTTTCATGATAACCTCCTTCCGTTCGGAATTTAATCCAATACTCTCCTTCAGGAATACGAGTTTTGCCATAAACTTTGACAGCTCGTTTTTCATCTTCAAGAGTATAACATAAAAACTCTTTCGTGTTTGTTTCATTGTTTATTAAAAATAATATCCCTAATGTACTATCTTTTTGTGAACTATATCTGTAAATTTCTAACGTCATATCTGCTCCAATTTAACTGACATGGATAAAACCCCTCTGTAATAAGTATGGTCAGGTAGGTCTTCAGTTAAATAAGTAATACCTTCATTTGTTTGTGAATATACATTGAAGCTATCCGAAGATAAATCCATCAATCCACTTTTTAGAATTATTAATTGAGTAATAGAATTTATTATTTTATTTGATTGTAACTGCCCTCCACTTGAAGAACTGAATCTAGTTACTACCTCCAACCTCGTATCAACTCCAGTAATATAGTTTGCTTTATTGTCTTCAATTTGATTTGTAGATACTGAATAGATAACAATATAGGGATATGTTGCATTATCAGGAACAACATTATAAACAGCGACATTAGAACTATCATAAGAAATATTTCCGTTTAACACATCAAACAAACCTTTTCTAACAATATACGCAGGGTCTTTCATAATCTTGATGTTTTATTTATTGCTAAATTAATATAGTTTTTTAAATCAATTTTTGCTTTTACAAAAGCAGGCTCTAAAAAAGGTTGTGGAGCAGTACCTACTTTCATAATTTTCATCATTACAGGAAAGGCTAATTGTTCAGCTTCTTTTTCTGATTTTTTTAACTTAGTTTTTAACCAATCTACAATCGCCTCTTTAAATGTTACGTTACTTTTAAAATAATTTCCTTTGTATTGTCTTGCTAAAGCCTCCCATCCTGAAGGTATTTTTACTTTTCCTCTTGTTCCAAATTCTAAATAAGGTGCATAAAATGCCATGCTCTTAGCTTCAAGTCCTCCTTCTAAATTCATAGTACTTGCTTTGCGACTTATTAATCCCTTTGATACATTTTTTCCTCTAGCATTTTGTTTAGCATAACCAACAAAATTTGATGAAAATTTATCTAATGCTACAACTAATTCTTTTTTTAATCCTTTATCTTTTTTCCTTAATTCAGATTGTAATTTTCTGATTGGTAAATCTTTTATTTTTAATGTTATCATGCTGTTCTATTTCCTGTTATCTTATAAAAATATAAATCCAATTCCAATATGGAATTTATTCTGTATTCATTATCATCAACTTCAGGATATAAAAGGTCACCTTTTTGGACATTTGTGGTCGCTGTATTTTTTCTGAATAATAATTCTATTCCCTTATTTAAAACCCTCTTACTATTTTCCATATCAATTCCTCCATTAGTAAATTTAAGATTACACCAAACTGTAGCAATAGTTGCTGAACTGCTAGTCCATCCACCATAACCATCAGCACTATCGGTTAGTCGTTTAACTACCACTCTATCTCTTAATTTACCTATGTTCATTTTATATGTCGCTTATGTATTTGTATGGGTCTAATATTGTCTGAATACTTGTAGGAATAACATCTGCACTTTTTCCTGAAATAAAATCACTTCTGTTATCATAATAGGTTGCAGCAAGTTGAAGAATTGCTAATTTTAAAGCACTATTACTCATCCCTGCAGTTACATAAACTATCTTAATATTTGTATGATTACTTCCCTTCAATAAAATATACTTATCATCTTCACCATATTTTTCATAGCTTACTGAAGTAAATGTGCTATCACTTTTTTCTGTTTCTACAGAAGTAATTGATGCTATAGGAGCAAAGGGTAAAACGATTTTATAATTATCTTGATATAAGCCTGAATAATCACCACTAGATAATGGAATTTCACTCCTAAAATATGTTCTTGTTTTTGCTACAATATCTCTATTCAAATAATCTTCACAAGCAGTTCTTGAAGCACTCTGTAAAATAGTTACAATGCTATCATCTGCAGAAGTTTCAATTCTTGCATAAGTTTTTATTTCTGATACAGCAACTATTTCACTGCCATCTGTAGAATCAATTTGTACGCTTGTCATTATTTCGTTGCTTTTTTGCCTTTAAATTCTTTAGTTTCTTTCTTCGCTTTTTCCTCTTTTGTTTTAATTGCTTTTCCCCATTTATTTTTTTCCCATACAGCAATATTAGCTTCAGGTATATCAATAACATCACCCTTTTCATAAATTCTATTATCTCGTTCTATTTCCGTTAATATTTTAATTTTCATAATTGTAAATTTTGATTTGAACAAAGATAAAAAAAAAAGAGCAACCATATTCAGCTACTCCTTTTTTCTTAATATTACAAGTACATTGACCGTGATGCGTTACGATAGAAGCTGCACATTAAATGTACTGTGCGGTTACGCCTAAGTCAATGCTCATTTAACTTCTAACAGTATAAATTTATATAATTTTTTTTATATATAAAAAAAAAGAGTGATTAAATTAATAATCACCCTTTAATTGTTTGAAAAAACACCGTAGTATTTATTCTATAATTTAAATATTAAGCTGTTTCTAAAGAAGTTTTTGCAGTAGAGAACGTACCCCATACATAAGCGTTTCCGCTGTATATAGAGTGAGCTACTCTCATCATTCCTCTTACAGAAACTAAATATTTAGAGAAGTTATCTGTGTCTTCATATCCAAATGCTACATTAAGACCATCTCTTTGCCAAATTTGGCTACCTTGAGAAAAATCTCCAACAATAAATTCGCCTGAGTTCATTTGAGTATTAACAAGAACTCTAGTTCCATTTATTCTAAAGAAGCCATCTGCTGTAGTTATTGAACTACCTCTTAAATAATCATTAGTTGTATCTTTTAATAAATACATTTTATGAAAATCTGTAGGATGTAAAACGATTGCAGAAGCTTGATAATTAGCTATTGCCAATTGATTAAGTGCCACAATAATAACATCCAGTTCTTGAGCCGATTCTATCGCATGATAAAAAGGAGCAGAAGCAGCAAGGTCAAATTCAGTCGAACCTGCAGCATCTAAAAGACCCTGTAAATTTGGTGAACTTCCATTACCAGTCAAAAGCTGTGTATCCAATAAGCTATTGATTTTCGCAGGAATACGTTGAGATAAATAACTGCTTAGAGCAGGAGTATCATCAAGCATTTCTTGTGAAATTGTCATTACAGAAGTAAGCTTCTGAACAATAGCATCATTTGCTGATAAAGTAAATTCAGAATCAGTCGGTGCTGAACCTTCTGCAACTGCTGCAGCATTATCAGTCCAACTTGCTTCTTTTACAAATCTAATTACATTGCTACTAGTATTTCCTACTGGTATAATATCTCTTAAATTTGTGAATGCTGAAGGGTCTCTTTTAATCCCTTCAAGTTTATCAACTCCTGTTACATCTCTTGCACTATTAGCACCTGAAAAAGCACCTGAAATCAAAACATCTGATTTTATTTCAAATCCTGCGTTTTGAGTTGTACCCTCTTTCATGGCTTTAAATGATTCACTTTTATTAAGTGCATCAGCAAAAGCATCACTTCCAGTTCTGAAAGTATTATTGAAATTAGATTTTTTATTTTCTACTTCAATTACATCTATTCGTTTATTGAGAGCATTTTGCCCTTCATTAAACGTATTAACGAGATTCTTAACCTCGCCTTTAACCACATCGTCCACTTCGTTTTTGATATTATCCTGAGAAGCTTTACTTGCCTTTTCAATTTTCTCATCTATAACATTCGCCAAATTATCCAAGTGTTCTTGTGTATTGTCATCTATGTTTGCCATAATCTAATATGTGTTTATGACTTGTTGCCAAGTCGGTTTAACAAAAATTTAAATACTTCATCGGTTGTAATTTTCCTAATCGGCAAAGTGTCTTTATCAACAATTCTGTCTTCAGACGGCTTCGTGATTTTATGTCCAGCTTTCAAACATTGAAGTTCGTACTCAATAAGATAACCTAATTCATCCGAAATTTTTCCTTTTTTAATTATTTCGATTAAGTTATCATACTTTCTTTTAATATCTTCTTTTCTTTTTTCGTGGCTCTTAACTTCATTGATTACCGCTTGGTCATTTGCAGCAAGAGTTACAGCACTAATTTCATATAATGCAACTTCTTTTAAATATCTTACATCTTTTTCTTCATTATATTCTTTTACTAATGGCATAATTCCAACAGAATTTTCCTCTATAACTCCAAATTTCATTAACTCCAAAACATCTTTTCCAAATGTTGTTTTAGGAATTTCAGCGACAAATCTTAACCCTTTATTATCTTCCTCTAGTTCTTTCATCCTTCCTAGAGGTTTAGAAATGTCGTGTTGATAAATATATTTTACTCTTTTACCATTTTCTTGTAAGGTTTTTGTATATGCTCCTTTTTCAATAATATCATTATCGCTGTCTTTGTTATCAAAGATAGAAGCGTACCCTGTTACAATACCTGCCTTTTCATCAACATCACCGATTGGTGCTTGCTTATAAATAATCATAATTATTATAATTTAGTTTCAAAATTAATGTTTTTTTTTAACATATTTTTTTAGTTAGGAATTAGAGTATCAGGATTAGGGATAAAAGCAACAGAACAAGAACAATTAATTACCTCACTACTTGGACCTTCTCCTGGTATTCGCATGGAATTTCCTGTTACTGGATTAATAAAATTCTCACCTACAGGAATAGGATTTTGTGCATCTAAGTCCATATGACCCATTCTATGATTAAAACTGCTTCCTAATATCCAATCTTTAACCAGTTCTTCAGGTTTTTCAAATGCAGAAAGTGCTGCTTGTTCTACAGCAATATTAGAAGCTAAAGTTGTTTCTGTTACAACTATTCTTTTGGCTTCCCATAATGCTCTGTCTTGTAATTGTTTATTTAAAATCATTGCCTTTCCTAACCTACTTTCCTGTGCAAAATCAGAACTCTCCATATTTTTACTGAAGATATTTATCACATTTTTTATGGCAGTTTTCTTTACCGAAGAAATACGTTGCTGTAATCTATCAGAATATAACACATAATTAGCAATAAAAGCCTCAAAAATATTGCTTGTTGTAGCTTCTTTTTTTATAAAGCTTTCATAATTTCCTAGATACCAATCATAAAACATTAAACCTGTTTTAATATAAATTTCATTGTACAGTTCTAAGGTATTTTTTTCCTGAAAAAAAACAATGTAATTATCAGCATTCATGTCATTAGATTTTAAAAATTGTTTTACAGAATCTCTGAATCCTATATTATAATATTGATATGCTTTTTTATAATTTGCTCTAGATGCTTTTTTATGTAACTTTCTAAACCCTGCTTTAAATGCTCTTTTAAATTTTCTGTAATTAAATTTAAATGCTTTTAATTTTCTTTTATCAGAAAACAAATCATTACATACTGCATAACGTTGATTGGTAGAATTAAAATCATTTAGGATATTTGTATTAGACATACATCTACCCATAAATTCATTTCTTGTTTCGTTTGGTTTTGGTTTTGGTAGTGGCATTTTTTGTATCTTTTATTTCTGAATATCCTTCATTAAAAAAGTTTTTTGTATCGCCCATTAAGTTAATATCATCCAAAGGAATCAAAGCACTAGGAACAAAATAATCATCTAATAAAGTATTTTCAGAAACACCATATCCCATCGCTTGACGTTTCTCATTAAATGTAAGCCAATAAGACTTAGTTAATTGGTCAACTAATTTTGATTGCTCTTGTTGTAATTCAGGAATAGAATTAAAGTCAAAATCTATGTATAAATTTTCTCCGTAAGAAGGTGCCAACCATCTATTTAATTCATCTCTAATTTTAACCAATTCAGGAATAACAGCGTTAACATAAAATGCTTTTTTTGCTTCTTTCATATTATTATAAGTACTGCTCTCTGTATTGTTTAATAATTGAACAGGAATAGAATAAATGTTACATAAATCTTTTATCGTTGCATTATAACTTTCAATTAATTGTAAATCAGTAGCACTCAATCCAAAATTTGTCCAGCTTAATTTTTTTGGAGTAATGATAATATCACCTGCATTATAAGACCCTTGATAGTTCCTTCTAAATGCATCTTTTAACTGCTGTGCTTGTGTAGGTGTTAAGCTTTCGTCATCACTAGTTAAAATACCTCTTGCTGTTTGATTTTGTAAATATTTTAACGCTGTTTCTATTGCTTCATTATTTGTTGTTAGAGTACTAAGTCCTGCCAATAGAGGAGATTGTCCATATAAATGACTTCCGCTTCCATCATAATCAGGATTGAAATCTGCAATATGTAGAATATCATTAGCTTCAATATTAAAATTTGTGGTATGATAATTCATTACATATTTACTTACAGGCTCAAATATTCCGTTGCTTTTTATTTCAATCAAATGAGATGGTAAAGCATAGAGTTCATTAAATACTTTTGTGTCTCTAGTATCAGGACCGATACCATAAATATATCTGTTACCTGTTAGCTTACCAAATGCTATAACTTCCGTCATCCATGTTGCATAACTTTGAGCAGGATTTGGTCTGTTTAATAATTTTTCTAGGTCAGTTCCTTCGGTTAAAGTCAAAGCATCTTTTTTAATTATCTGTGCTTTTAACAGACTATCATTATTTAATGTTCCTGTGGTTAAACTCTTATATTGATTTAGTGCTATTGAATTTTCTTTTTCATATACTGCATAAGGAATTGCGGTAGCACATTTTGTTATAAGATTTATAATTGAATAAACAGTTGGATTTGTTTGGTATCCTTTCGCTATATAATTGTCATCATTTACATTATTTGAAATAACATTAGTTCCAATATTACTATAAATAAATTTATTATATTCAGGATTCGTTCCTTGATTAAATCCTTTAACTGCTTGTCTTATTCTTTGAATAAATGTAGGCATATTTTTTATTTGTAAAATTACACAAATATATTATATTAATTTAATACACAAAAAACTCTCCTCTATTGCTGTACTTTGTATATATCCCATAACGTAATGAATCCATTAAATGGTCAAATTTATCTCTTGGTTTATTCGTTTTTGTTCCATCTTTTAAGACCTCCCAAATATAAAACTGATACTCTTGCTTCAGATTACTAGAACAATCGCTTATATGTATGTTAAATTGCTTTACAAATGATATTCCTGCTTGTACACTACCCTGTCCTTTGATGCATGGAGTTGCTGAAAGTCCTTGACTTCTTAATTCGCTTATAGATTTTGGTTCAGCTGAATCACAATAAACAATAATTTCATCATAATTTTTTGACTTAATAAAGTTTGATATATCTTGATTAGTCATTCCTTTTTGATAACATAATTCTTTGATATAAAAATTATCTTGAACTTTTCTTATTTCTACTATTGCTGTAGGGTCATTTGAATAACCCCAATCCAATCCTAAAAATATTTGTTCGCTTTCAGGAAAATCTTTATAAGGAATAAATTTCCAATTATTATAAATCATTCCTTCAGCAAAAGTTGCTCTTTCACCCATACCATATACTCGCCAATATTGTTCGTCTTTTCCTTTTAGTCTTTCAATTTCATCTACAATTTCCTTTTCAATAAAAGCATTATCCTTATAGGTAGAATAAAAAACTTCAGCATCATCTCTTTCCATTAATTCATCGTATATCCAATGTATAGGGTCAGAAGGATTAAAGTCTAAAATTACCTGACCTGAAGTTCTCATAATAAGCTGTTTAAAATCTTCATACGTTATTTCGTTAGCTTCATTAACAAATAATATTTCACGCTTTCTTCCTCTTATTTTTTGTGGCTCATCAACACTAATAAATTCGACTTTATGTTTTTGATAATAAAAAATAAATTCACTTCTATTTAAAATGCCATCATATAGAATACCTACACTTTCCAATATAGCAATGAAATCTCTGAATACAGATGCTTTAACTGCAGGTAATGTTTTTCTAACAATAGTAATGGTATGAGGTTTTTTTAATGATAATAGAAGATGAATAAGGTATTGACAAACAGCAAAAGTTTTTCCGCTTCTTGTTCCACCTTGAAAAATTTTTATTCTTTTATTAGAATTTAAGCATTGATAAAATTGAATGTTACATTCTATTGTTTTTTTTCTGAGGGTCTCCATTGTATAATTTCTGACTTAACGTCTCCTGTATGTTCAATTTCTTGACGTTCTACATAGCCTCTTTTTTTCGCCTTAGTTTTTAGATAGAATATTGTTGATGTAGGATTACCATCTTGTATCTGTTTGAATAATTGGCTTTCAGCAAAATCAATAGCTACATTACTTAAATCATCAACTTCTATTTTAAATTCTTCATCTTCTTTATAGTATCTATAAAATGTACTTCTATCAATACCCACTTGTTTGCAGGCAGTAGTGACCACTCCTAAAGATTTTTCCAAAGCTTCAAGTAATGCTTTTTTAGTATGTTGTATTTTGTTGCTTTTATTCATTCAATTAATTTTAAAAATTCTGCTCTTGCTTCACTTACATCTCTAAATGCTCCAATCATTTTACTTGTCTTTGTAAAGGTATTATGTTTTTTAACTCCACGCATTTCCATACATAAATGTTTGGCAGATAATACCACAGCTACTCCAACAGGATTTAATTTATCTTGTAAATATTCAGCTACCTGTGTTGTTATTCTTTCTTGATTTTGTAATCTTCTTGAAAAAGTATCTAATGTTCTTGCTAATTTACTTAATCCAACTATCTTTTTATTTGGAATATAAGCGATATGTCCATGACCAAAGAAGGGTGCTATATGATGTTCACATAAAGAGTAAAAAGGAATGTTTGTTTGAACTATCATTTCATCATATCCTTCACCATCAAAAGTTGTAAAATTCCATTTAGGTGGATTTAAAAATTCTTTAAAGAAATTTAAATATCTTTTTGGTGTTTCTTTTAACCCATCTCTTGCTACATCTTCTCCAAAATATTCTAATAATCTAACTACATTATCTTCCAAATCAACTTGCGTTTTCTCCCATGGAAAAATTAACCAATCATTAGTTTCTATTTTTCGTAAATCAAACAAAGGGATAAAAGGTTGTTTATAATCTTTGTATTTTTCTTTTGTTCTTCCTGAATCTATTATATCATCTACAATAACATCACATTCTTCAATAGTATCTACAGCGTTTCCTAATATACCTGCAATCACTTGACCGCCTCTTGGAACTCCCCAAAATTTTTTATTAGGAAATTTTTCTTTTATCTCATCGCATAAATCAAATATTTGAGACCATTGTATTTTTACATAAGTCATACGCCTGTTTTTTTATTCCATATTTCTATATGTAAACGAGTGGTAAATTTTACGTTATTCTCTTTACATATTTCAGCTACTATATTTTTATTTTTATTTAATAGGATTTGATTTTCTCCTGCAGGCATTAACCAAACTTTATTTCTTTTTATATAGTTACCATAATCTTTAATAATTTCTTTGTAATCATTATTGTTGCTAATTACAAATTTAAAGATAGAATCCTTTGCATCTAAATTAATAACATTTAAAGCGTTTGAATTAAATCGCATTTCATAGTCGTTTCCACTATTTGCTGTTTTGGGTGAGCAGTTAAATAAATCCACTACATTTAATAGTTTTTTATTTGGAATTATTGTTCCATTAGTTTCTATTTCAATATAACAATTAGTTAATTTTTTTATATATTCTAAAAATGGAATTAGATTTTTTTGTTGCATTAATGGTTCAC